AAACGGGTAAATATAAATATATATAAGGATTTATCTTGTACAACTTGAACACACCCCCGAAAAACCCAGTATTTATGCGGCTTAGAGGGTGTTCAAGATGATTTTTTATCTTGTACACATCTTGAACAGAACACTTGTTCGGAAATGCCGCAAACCCTTGATTTTACTGAAGATTTTAGATGTTGAGGTGTACAAGATGCAGAATTTTAACTTGAACAGGAACCTGAATGCAAAGCAATATTTGCTTCAGCTTCAGATTCTTGATACAAAAATTAACCAGAAGATTGAAGAATCCGCACAGCTACGAAGTATTGTCCAAGGCCTGGGTATATCATACGATTCAGAACGTGTACAAACGTCACCAACAGACGTGCAAGAAAATATAATTGTAAAATATCTTGACCTTGAAAGAGAAATAGACAAGATGATCGATGCATATGTTGATCAGAAAGACAAGATCATTAATCAGATTCATGAACTGTCTGATGTACGATATATCAAAATTCTGTTTGATCGGTATGTCCCTGATGAAAATGGACACACAAAGTCATTTGAACAGATATCAGTTGACATGCATTATAATTACACATACGTTTGCGATCTGCACGGACAAGCGCTAATTGCATTTGCCGAAGTTATCCGAAACAATCCGTAATAGGAATGTGATATTATGATTGAGTGAAAATTTACTTCAGACCGTTGAAGGGTGCTAACATCTCCTACCTTCAGCGGTCTTTTTGTTTGAAAGGTGGTGAGTGAGGGGATGACAGATAAACAAAAGAAATTTGTTGAAGAATACCTGATTGATCTGAATGCCACACAAGCCGCAATTCGTGCAGGATATTCACCAACAACAGCCGGAAGCATTGGACAAGAAAACCTGACAAAACCTGAAATTTCAAAAGCTATTTCAAAGGCACTTGCCGAACGTTCAAAGCGTACCGGAGTGACACAGGATAGGGTTGTTCGTGAGCTTGCCAAAATTGCATTTCTGGACATGACGCAGGTTGTTGACGATCACGGACGTATCAGGGACGATGCGACACCAGAAGACCGGGCATGTATCGAATCCATAAAATACAAAAGTTCTTCCGGTGATCAAGGCGAATCCGTTGAACGTGAAGTAAAGGTTGCTTCAAAACTGAAAGCCCTTGAACTTTTGGGCAAACACCTTGGAATGTATAGTGACAAGCTGAACATTGAAGGTGCGGTTCCTATTGTGATCAGCGGTGCAGATGAATTGAAGGAATAAGGGAATGGCAGGAAGAAATGTGCAAAACCTGTTTCTTCCTGAAATTGTCGGAAAAGGATACAAACGCTTCTGGAATTACACGGGAAGATACAGAGTTGTGAAAGGAAGCCGTGCTTCCAAGAAATCTAAAACAACAGCGCTCTGGATTATCTGCAACATGATGAAATTTCCAGGTGCGAACACGCTTGTAATTCGTAAAACATTCAGAACATTAAAAGATTCCTGTTTTGCTGAATTGAAGTGGGCGATTCACAGATTCAAGGTTGACGCTTTTTGGGACGTGAAGGAAAGCCCGCTTGAAATGACATACAAGCCAACCGGCCAGAAGATTTACTTCCGTGGATTGGATGATCCGTTGAAGGTCACATCCATCACAGTTGACATTGGGTGTTTGTGTTGGATGTGGATCGAAGAAGCATATGAAATCACGAAAGAATCTGATTTTGACATGCTGGATGAGTCCATCCGTGGTGAAGTTCCTGAAGGACTGTTCAAACAGATAACGCTTACCTTCAACCCATGGAATGAACGACACTGGATGAAACACCGGTTCTTTGATGATCCAGATGATCAGACGCTTGCACTGACCACAAATTACAAGTGTAATGAATGGTTGGATGCATCAGATTTAAAAGTCTTTGAAGACATGAAGAAGCGCAATCCACGGCGGTACAAAGTCGCAGGTCTTGGCGATTGGGGAATTGTGGAAGGTCTGGTGTATGAGAACTGGAAAGAACAGTCTTTCACGCTGGACGATGTGCGCGGATTCCATACAGTGTGCGGCCTGGACTTTGGTTATACCAATGATCCTTCCGCATTTTTTATTGGTTTTCTGGATTTGGAAAACAAACGCCTGTATGTGTGGGATGAAATGTATGAAACCGGATTAAGCAACCGGAAGATATATGAAACCATCACGGGTATGGGATATGGGAAAGAAACAATCACGGCGGATTCCGCTGAACCAAAATCCATTGATGAATTGCGTTCTTTGGGGCTGTACGTCCACGGCGCAAAGAAAGGCAAGGATTCTATCAACAACGGGATTCAATGGATTCAGGATTTGGAAATTATTGTTCATCCGCGCTGTGTGAACTTCCTGACAGAAATATCTAATTACATGTGGAAATCTGACCGGTTCGGAAAGAAGCTGAATGAACCGATTGATGATTTTAACCATCTGATGGATGCCATGAGGTATGCGCTTGAACAGTATATCCTTGGCAATGGATGGATTTATTAAGGCGGTGATGAAATGCTGACAAAAGAAGAACTGAAGCTGTTCATTGACGAAGATATGGCGTCAGTGAAAAAGCAACAGGCACTTACCGGCGCACGGTACTATGACGCCGAACATGATATAAAAAATTGCCGTCTGTTTTTCTATAATTCAGATGGCCAGTTGGTTGAGGATACGACAAGGGCAAATGTAAAAATTCCCCATCCATTCTTCACAGAATTAACAGATCAGGCCACACAGTACATCTTGTCGGGTGATGATCCGTTTGTTGTGTCAGATGATCCAGACCTTCAAGATGAACTGGACAGCCGGTTTAACAATAACGATGACTTCCGGGCAGAACTGTCAGACCTGATTACAGATTGCCAGACAAAGGGATTCGCGTATATGTACGCGCTGAAGGATGCCAATGACAAGATGCGCTTCACGTGCGCGGATGCCATTGGCGTGATTGAGGTGGAAGGCCGTTTTGCCGGTGATGGTAAAGACCATGTGATTTATTGGTATATTGATCGGATCGACAAAGACGGGCACAGAATCAAAAAGATTCAGGATTGGGATGATTCGGAAACCCACTACTACACACAGGACGATGAGGGAGAAATTCAGGATGATGCGGATGAAATTTACAACCCACGTCCGCATGTTCTGTATACCAAGGGGGATGGAAAGACTTATGGTGAAGCCCTTGGGTTTGTCCCGTTCTTCCGGCTGGACAACAACAAGAAACAGTTTTCCAACCTGAAGCCGGTCAAGGAACTGATTGATGACTATGATATGATGGCCAGTTCCCTATCCAACAACCTGATTGATTTTGATCATCCGCTGTATGTGGTTAAGGGATTCCAAGGTCACAATCTGGATGAACTTCAGCAAAACCTGAAAACGAAAAAGATGATTGGAACCGCACCGGATGGCGGTGTGGAAATTCACACGGTCGATGTTCCGTTTGAAGCCCGAAAGACAAAAATGGAACTGGATGAAAAGAACATTTATCGGTTTGGGTTTGGCCTGAATTTGTCCGGGTTGAAGGATACAAGCGCCACAACGAACATTGCGATCAAAGCAGCCTATTCCCTTCTTGATTTGCGATGCAATCGCTTGGAAACACAACTGAAGCGGTTCCTACGCAAGGTTGTTAACGTGGTCATTGATGAAATCAACAAGGAACAGGGCACAGATTACCAGACAGATTCTGTGCATTTTGAATTCACTCACGAAGTCATGAGCAACGAACAGGAAAACGCAACGATTGAAAAGACAGATGCAGAGAAGAAACAGGTTGAGATCAACACGCTTCTTTCTCTTCAGTCCGTCATTGGTGATGAACAGGTTATTCAGATGATCTGTGATGTTCTGGACATTGATTATGATGATATCAAAGATCAGATTCCGAAGGATGATCCTTATGCAGATTTAGAATCACAGTTAGGCGGTGAAGGCAATGGCATTGAACAACCGAATGAAGGAAGTCCAGAAAGCGGCGCTGAGTGATGAAAAGCACACCATTCAGCTACTTCAGCGGATATATGAACAAGCCGCCAAGGATACAGAAGCCAAGATTGCCGCATTGAACGCACGGACAGACCTACAGAATATCCAGTCCATTGTTTACCAGAAACAGTATCAGGAAGCGTTGAAGAAACAGCTTGATGGGATTATCAATGATCTGCATACACAATCATTCACAACGGTTTCTGAATATCTTGGAAAATCTTATGAACATGGATTTTATGGCACCCTTTATGATTTACACGGTCAGGGGGTGCCATTTCTGTTTCCGATTCGTCAGGATGAAGTTGTAAAAGCCCTGAACAATGATTATTCCAACATTGCCAAGACACAGCGCGGCAAGGATATCTATAAGCGCATGGGCGAAAATACAGATTACCTGAAAAAGGCAGTCCGTGCGGAAGTATCACGGGGTATTGTAAACGGTTCTTCTTGGCTGGATATGGCAAGTCACGTGGCAAAGGGAATGAACAGCCCGTTCAACCGGGCAATGAAGCGGGCGTTCCTGATAACCCGCACAGAGGGGCACAGAATTCAGAATCAGGCAACCGTGGATGTGCAGAAACGTGCAAAGGGCTTGGGTGCTGACATTGTGAAACAATGGGATGCTACGTTGGATGCCAATACAAGGCCATGGCATGCTGAAGCTGACGGACAAATTCGGGAAATTGATGAGGAATTTGATGTTGGCGGCGAAAAGATGAAAGCGCCAGGAATCGGTGGTTCCGCACGGAATGTGTGTAATTGCCGGTGCGTACTTCTTCAGCGTGCAAAATGGGCGCTGAACAAGAATGAAACAAAGTATCTTGGTGATGTGTCCAGTATGACGGATAAGCAAAAAGAAGATATTGCCAAAAAACTTGGTGTCAATGTGGATGAGTTGCCAAAAATTTCAAAATCAATTGTTCCGATTCATGCAACAGATTATAATGAATTTAAAGAGAAGGCGCAAAACGTCCCAATACAGAAAATTATTGACGATTTTGTAAATGGTAAATCAACTGACCGCAAGGCATTGGGCGAACGCATATTGAAAGAATATGGTGTTGATGGTGTCCCGGTAAACATCAAGGATATGGCCGATTATGGATATTGCAGTATTCGTATTCAGAATGGAAAACTTACTGTTACGGATTATAACTTGAATGCCCGTGACAAACGAAGTATTCCATATCAGATTAAAACGGCCTTTCATGAAGCTTATCATGCAAGCGGTAATGGATTTTCAACCGACATTGATTCTATGGATCAAAGTCGTTGGCTGGATTTGGAAGAAACATTTGCAGAAAGTTCGGCACACTACATGGTTTCGCAATACGGTATTACAGAACTAGCACCTTCTTATCCTGACAAACTTGTGAAGATGCTTCCAAGGTTGAAGAAACTTCCTGAGTTCAAAGGATGCAAAACTATCGCAGACTTTGGAAAGGTAGCACAAGAAGCCCGTCAGAACGGTGGGGGATCGGTTTGGAAAGATATGTCACAACGGGCAATGCGAAAAAAATTTGATTTTGCCGCATATACAAAACAATATTTTCAAACCATCAGAAAAGATATTCCCGGTATGGTTGATAAGATACTTGAAAACATGCCTGAATCTAAACAATATCGCAAAGATATGATAGATGATTTAACAAAAGCTATGGATAATGTTGATACATACGGTTTTCCGCTTGGTGATAATCAATCACTCATGCTGAATAATGCGGTTGCTGTTGAAATGGGGAAAATGGGGGTATTGTAAATGATACGTTATATTCCTGATGAATTGTTCGTAGATTTGAAGAACAAAGAAAAAGTGAAGAAAATCCTTAATGACATTCCCGACACAAGTTTGAGGATTCCCGGAATCAAAACTATTGAGGATGGGATCAGGGAAATTAAAGAACTGGGTGAAACCAAGGTTGCAAATTTCCTTGGCCACAGGTGAGGAAAGCACGGTCAAACAGCCGTGCTTTTCTTATGCCTTAACAAGTTATCAAGGAATTGCTGAAAACGCCTGTATGACCGTTATATGAGGTCAGAGAGGGGGTTCTACATGTGCATGAGAAGCGCAGAAAGGCGGTGATCCAGCTTATCTTCCAGCCATGGGTTAAATGGCATGGGAAGGCCACACTTCACGGTGTGGTCTTTTCTTTTGTCCGATAAAGGGTGATGACGTTTAAAAGCACCCCGAAATAACCGCCGGTCACAGCGGATATACAAAATGTGATTGGTTCCCGGTAGACACCGGATATAAAAACAGCAATCAAAAGAAAGGAAAACAATTATGAATCTTGAATTTCTGAAGGCAATCTTAGGTGATGATCTGTTCAATCAGTTTGTTGAAAAGTTGAACGCTTACAACGGCGATGAAGCCAATAAGGACAAGCAGATCAAGCTTGCAAACCTGACAGATGGCGGCTATGTGTCCAAGGATAAATACACAGACCTTGAAACGACACTGACCGGCAAGCAGTCAGAACTGGAAAAGGCAAATGGACTGATTGAAGAACTGAAGAAGGGTGCCGGAAAAGACACAGAACTTCAGCAGAAAATCAGCGGTTATGAAGCACAGGTTGCAGACCTTCAGGCCGAAAATAAACGCCTGAAAGCTGAAAACGCGCTGAAGTTTGCGCTGATTGAAGCCGGTGCAACAGATGTGGATTATGTGTTCTACAAGGCCAGTGAAAAGCTGAAGGCTGACGGTAAGACCATTGATCTTGGCGAAGATGGCAAGGTAAAGGGTATTGACGATCTGATTACCGGACTGAAGACGCAGCTTCCCAACCAGTTCAACGCTGGCAAGGATGGCGGTGACGGTGGCAAGGTCGTGGAACCGAATAACCTTCCACATGGTGACGGTGCAAAGACAGTTACCATTGATCAGTTCAGAAAGATGGGCTATCAGGAAAGATTGAACCTGAAGAAATCCAACCCTGAAGCATTCCACAAGCTTTCAGGCATGTAAACAAATATGAAAGAGAGGTAATAAGTTATGCCTAGAGTAGGTAATTTTGGCGGATTTGAATTTGATGAGGAAGTATTTTCCAGCATGATGCAGGAAGCGGATTTTTGGAGCAACCCGATTCTTGCTTCTGGTGTCGTTAGTGAGGATCAGACAATCATGAGCCTGATTGGTGATCACGGTAATGTGGCAACCATTCCGTTCTATAAGCCACTTTCCGT